AACGATTTGATAGACAGATTCCATTTTGGGAGACTGTAAACGGTGTGCAGTATACTGAGTTTGGTATGCGAAGAAAGGCTGGCCGAGATCTTATACACGATTATAAAGATGCTCCACAAAGCTCTAACACTCCAATGCGAGGAATTACAGCAACAAGAGAGTTTGGTACAAAGGTTGCGTACTTAGGTGATCTTAGAAATATATATTCGTATGTATTAAGCGATCCTTTAGCTACTCCAGCATTATCCTCATCCTTTAACACTGTAGGCACTGGATATAATCTTCTTCGCACATCTGCTGGAACATTGTGGGATGCGGGTCAAACAATAAATATAGTTGCTGCTAGTAGGTCGCAAGGCACTTTAACTATAACCACAGATACTCCTCACGGATTAATTTCAGGTATTAGCTTTACGGTTGCTGGCATAACTGCATTGGGTGGCGGCGTTCCAGCAGTTAATCCAAACGGTGTTCAAGTAGCTGCTTATCCAACAGGAAGTCCAAGCTTTTCAGAATATAGTATATTTGTTAGAGACTTTGCTACAGGGGGTGAAACCTATAGCACTAGTGGAGCTACAGTTTTATTAGGTGAAACCAATTGGGATAATTCAGAAACTTTTTGGGATGAAGCCGTAAACGAATCAGACCAGTGGGACTTTGAAACCTTTGGCTCGTTTGTTGTTGGTGCAGCAGGATCGGGTAAGCCGGTAATTAAAAAGAACAACGTAAACTTTAATACGTTTTACAATGATGAAGTTAGTGGCGCAACAATTACATCCTCAGATAATCCTGGATCATCATATGTTGTTGGTCAATTACTTACGGTGTCATTGGTTGCTCCTACTGGAGGTCTTGGACTGACAGCAACGGTAACAAAAGTTGATGGAGGAAAGCTTGTTGATTTTAAAATTACAAATTTTGGCTCTGGTTACGCAAATGGAGATGTAGTTACATTTAGTTCAACCGGCACAGCCGCAACTGCAACCTTAACCGTCCCTGACATCGACTTTGATTCGCTAGAGTGCTTCCATAGGCAAGGCCCACACATGCTTGCATTTAACTACACTAAGGGCGCTGTAAACTACAGTACAAGCTTTGCATGGTGTAGCGCAGACAGCCTAGACGTTTGGGGCGCACTAGCAACAAACACTGCTGGTAGCTTGTTAATTCGTGAAGCAGAGACTCCCATACGTTGTGTAGCACAGCTAGGTACTGGTTTAGCGGTTTACACAGAAACTCAGATGTTTGTAGTTAACTATGTTGGCTTGCCTAACATCTTTGGTTATCAAGTAGCGTTAGAGGGTAGCGTTGGAGCAGTGTCTCCTAACTCAGTTGTTTCTGTTGGTCGTCAAAACTACGGATTAAGCAGAGATGGATTCTTTGTTACCGATGGATCTTCTGTGAAAATGATTGGCCGTGAAAGCGGTATGAATCAATTCTTTAGGGATAATGCGACTGATAATGAGCTTGCTCAGGCATACGGCTTTGATAACTCAAAAGAAAATGAAGTTGTTTGGGGTGTCCCTTTAAATGAATCAAGCATAACTAAAGAAATATATTACAACTATAAGACTGGTCAGTGGGGAATGCGAGACCAGACTATATCTTGCTATTTAGATAGAGGTATATTTCATACAGCTTTATCGGCAGATTCTATTGGTAACTTCTATAGAGAAGGCAATGTTCCAACACTAGCTAATGCTAGCGTGTCTGCAATTACTAGATCTCACGACCTTGGCGATGCAGATCGCATCAAAGAAATATCAGCTATTCGTGTAGGTATGGAAATATCAGAAGATTCTGGAAACCCAACACTTTCTGTAGGGTTCTCAAGCACTATTGATGCCACTCCAACATTCCTAGCTAAGGATAGCTTTATTATTGATCAAACATTCAAGAGCTTCCCAGTTAGAGCTGCTGGTCGATACATTACAATTAAGATAGAAAGTAATGGCTCTGCTGATAATTGGACAATTACTAACCTAGTGGTTCAAGGTCGATTGGATGGTGAGCGATATTGGCTAATCTTCCAGCAGAGTATAACCGACCAGTTATTGAGAACGAGTTAAGAGCTATTCGTCAGTTGATAGATGATCTAAAAACTGTTCATTACTTTATTCCTTTGTCTGCTGCTCCAGTATCGCCGACCATTGGTGATATAGTTTACAGCGATGGGACAAACACTGATAATACCTTTGGAAGTGCTAGCGAAGGATTGTTTAGGTTTGGCTTAAATGAGGCTTGGCATAAAGTAGGATAGGGGTAAAGAGAGAGATGAATCCAGTAGTAGCAGATATAAAGAAAGAATGGGATTGGGTAGGCAATGGGATAAGAGAGATACACGCTCAGTTCCCTTGGCTTGAATATAGACCTGAAGATGTTTACGCAGCTTGCACTAATGGCACAGCAGCGCTTTACAAAACAGATCAAGGTTTTGCCGTATTTACAGTCGAAACTCACCCTATAAATGGGCATAAGTCATTTCTTTGCTGGCTCGCATGGGGAAAGAATGATAAGAAAGGAAGTTTAATTGCAGAGCATTTTAATTTTTTCTGCAATGAAGGTAAAAAATTAGGGTGTAAAAGAATTAATGTTAAGACACCCATAGATGGATTGGATAAGTTTTTAGTCAGCCAAGGCTGGCGAGTAGATATGAGAGATTTCAGTTTTAATTTAGCGGACAATTCCGCAGCAGGAGAAATAATATGAGCGGCGGCGGCAGTACACCATCAGATACAACAACAACAACCAGGCCATTTCCAGCGCAGGAAAAGGCTTTAACTGAATTATTTGGAATGTCTCAGGCCGCATTTGATGCTGGTCCACAACAATTCTATCCAGGTCAGACAGTAGCAGATCAAGGCTTTAATACTGTAGCTGGTCAACAGCTAGGTCTTGATGCTGCCGGTATTCAAGGTGGTCTTGGAATGCAAGCCGCTCAGAACTTGAGTGCAGCGTTCGATCCTAACTCAGCGCAAAGCCAAGCGGTTATTAACCCGCTAGTTGCTAACTTGCAAAGTCAGATCCTTCCTGGAATTGGCAGTCAAGCTATCCAACAAGGCGCATTTGGTGGTGATCGACAGCGCATTCAAGAGCAGAGTGCTGCTGAGGCTACGTCAGGAGCTGCTACACAAGCTATCTTGCGTAATCAACAGAATGCCATTCAGAACCTTGGTAGCGTCCAGAGCGGCCTTTTAGCGCCTGCTAGGACTGTCTCTGCTGTTGGTGCTCAACAGAATTCTTACGATCAAGCTCTTATTGACGCTGATAGAGAGCGCTTTAGATTCCAGCAAGAAGCTCCTGAGACTGCACTTGACCGATTGGGTAGCCGTATTAGCGGTATTAACCTTGGCCAAATTGGTAACACTACTAGCAGTGGTGGCGGTGGTGGTAATAGCGCAGCTACAGCAGCGGGTGCTGGAATAGCAGCTTACGGTCTATTTGGTGGCGGAGGTGGATCATAATGCCTTACCCACAAAATCAAAATAATACACCTCCAGTATTGACTGACCTGCAAAAGCGGTATGAGGCTGAAACTGGTAGCACAATGTTTTCTAGTCCAGCAAATAAAAATAATGGAAAAGGCCCAGGTTCAAAATCACAAAATAAACAAGATTGGGCTGAGTGGCGAGATTCTGTTGTTGGCATGGACGCAGGGAAAAACAGATTTAACGAGATGATGGCTAATCGTAGCCAGAATCCTGTATTAGGTCAGACTCAAGCAGGAATGAGTGGCTTTGATAAGTTCCAAGCAATGCAGGCTGCAAGGGATAATACAGAATATAAATTCGACAATCCATTTAAAGGCCTTTTAGGCGGCATTGATATGTCTTCTGGCCCCATGCAAGATAAGATGCAAGCACATGCAGCTAGACAGCGCAGTGAGCAAGGAGCAAGATTTAACGCAGCAATGGGAGCTAACCCACTAATTCTCCAGCAGCTACAGCAGCAGCAAATGGGGCAAAGACAAATGGGTCCACAATTTAATGCCTTTGGTTTTGGCGCACAGCCAGGATTAGCCGCTCAAGGTGGTCAAGGTGGTCAAGGTGGTCAAGGTGGCAGTATGCTTGCGAATATTTCTAGTCAAGGTATGAATCAGCTTGCAGCAGGTCAGCAAAACAACCCAACAATATTTAAAGCGAAGTCTTAATGTTTAAATACTTTAAGTTAGAAGATTTTGATTGCCAAGAAACGGGCGTTAACGGTATTAATGTTAAGTTTGTTTCAAAGCTAGATGAGCTGAGGGAAGCCTGCGGGTTTCCTTTTATCATTACTTCTGGTTATAGAGATCCTAGTCACAGTATTGAGGTTAAGAAGTCTAAACCTGGAACTCACGCTCAAGGCATTGCAGCAGATATAAAAGTAACAGGTGGAGCGCAAAGAATGGCAGTTGTGGAACACGCTGTTAAACTAGGCTTCACAGGAATAGGCGTAGCAAAGAGCTTCGTCCATGTAGATATAAGAGAAACTACACCCGTATTGTGGTGTTACTAATAGGATAAATCATGGCACTTCCATTTCTAATACCAATGCTCTTAGGAGCAGTTGCTGGAGCGGTAACAAATCCAGAAGATCGCCTTCGTGGCGCATTACTTGGCGGAACTTTAGGCGCAGTGACTGGAGGCTTAGGTGCTGGCGCAGGAGCCGCTGGGCAAGCAGGTGGTCAAGCCGCAGCTCAAGCAGGTGGTCAAGTCGCAACAGCGGAAGCGGCTAAAAGCCTAGCTCTTCAAGAAGCTGCTAAACAAGCTGGCTTAGAGTCAGCTAAACAGGTAGCAGCTAAAGAGGTTGCAACAGAAGCAGCCAAGCAAGCAGCAACAGAGACAGCCAAGAACGTAGCAGCAGAAGAGGCAACCAAGCAGGCAGTAACAGAAACTGTCAAAACTGGAGGCAACCAAGTATTTAATGCGGCTGATTTAGGAGCTAATGTAAACCCTGCAACCAGCGGCTTTAACCCATCAATACAAGCTCCAAAACCTACTGGGTTTGAAAATATTGCTGAAATATCCGCTAACGCCACAGAGGTTAAGCCAGGATTGTTTGATAGCTTTAGAAGTAATGACCTTGGTGTATCACAAAACCCTGGAGCTACTTATAATAGTCAGGTTCCGCAAAGTCAAATGGGTCAAAGCGCTCAATCTGGCGGACTTGATTTTGGCCAAGCTGGTGAAAGATTTGGCACAGCGGTAAAAGAGAATCCTATGGAGACAGCGCAGTTTACCTCTCAAATGTTAGGCGGAGATCAACAGCAGCAACAAGCAGCACCAGTATATGCAGCTCCTATAGAACAAAATTTTAATGCCTCTCCCCCACCCTCTATAGAAGAAAGGTTAGCAATGACTGGTGGTAACGGGGCTTCTTTCGTTC